CGCGCAACAATCATCCCCCTAAAAAATCGCGCATAAAAACCCCCTCGCCCACGGGTGGGGAGAGGGGGATTTATAGACCTAACGAAAATAAGGAGCGGCGGTCTCTTCAGTCAAATAAGTAAACTTCGGCATCCGATCCGCCGTAAACATCCCGTTAATCAGCGCAATCGGCTGTATCAACTGCTGATTGATGGTCGGCTCAATTTGCTGCGCGTCGTGTAGCATAATTTCACGCCGCACCTCGTTATGCACATTGCCAAGGGCATTGGTACTGGTTTTTCCATCCGCCTGACTGGTCAACGTCCCGCCCAAAATAGCAATAGACTGCTTACGCTCCCACCACTCAACCGCCTTCAGAAAGTCATCTACCGTCCCAGCCTTCGCGGCTTGAATAAAATCAATGGTCATCGTGTTAGGAATCACGCCCGCCCCATTGTTCCCAATGTTGCGCACTGCCTTTAACAACTCATCTCGTTGTTTGGAATCAATCCCCGCAGGATATTTGCCCAAGCGCAACGGCAAGCCATACAGCTCAAGGAATTTTTGCATATCCATGATGTCATAAGCCTTATAGGCATACGCCCAAGCCAATACCCGAAACAGCGCAGCCGATTCAATATAACCAGACTTCGCCCGATGGCTATGCACCACCCAACCAAACGGGCGCAACGGCTCACCCAATCCATTCCGCAAATACTGCAACACCCCCGTGCCCATCTCTGTTTGAAACATCCGCTGAGGGATGAAATGCACCTGCTTAGGTAACCATAAATCACCCGTTCCCCATTCCATCTCCTGCGCACTGAATCCCTTACTTATCGCATCCGTGATGTCGAAGTGCATATCGGCAAAGCGCGGAATAGACCGCACGGAATCTTCCAATTCAACCGTGCGGTCGATTTCAGACTGATTCGCATCTTTAGGTGGGTCAAACTTAAACCCCAAGCTGGTAATTGCCAAACGCCGTTTAGTCATATCACCGAAGACGTGTGTATCTTGCTCTTCAATCAACTCATACAGCTTGGCTTGCTCGCTCAAATACCCTTGGTCAGCCGCAGCAAACGCCGATGCCAAGCGCGACGGGTCAATCGTTGAAACTGACAAATAATTCAGCGGATGCGCCTGCGCAGCACGAGGCCCAGCCTGCACCTCACCCACTTTCGGCTTAACAGTCAACGCCACTTTTTGCTTTCTTCTACTCATCGCCCCAGTCCTCATCATCTTGTCTTCCTCCACGACTCACCACCCGCCGCTGACCACTGCTTTTTGTCNCAGGCGTGTACTTATACTCCCCGCCAAACTGCTGCGCGATCTTCCAAAGCATCTCAAGGCAATCAATCCCATCATCGTGATCCGCTTCAGGGTAAAACTTCACATGCTCGTTTAACGTCGTATGATCGCGATGACTCCGAATCTGCCCATTATTTACATAAGGCTGGATCGACATAATCCGCAAATTCTTATCATTGATCGGCAATACAGGCACCGCAGGAAAAGCAATACCACGTTGCGCAGCACGTTTAATCAGCTCAGAATACAAAAAGGCCTGAAACTGCACTGTCTCAATCGCCCAAGCCAAACAGCCATATTCCTCCTGCAAATCAATCGCCCGACTAATAATTAAATCGGGCACGCGTCTGGATACATCCGCCTTCACCACATCCATCACCATCGTTTCACGATTCATCCCCCCGACCAAAATTGCCGAAGGGTCACGCGCCGCACCTTGCTTACCTAAAGATGGGTCAATCGCCCCAAAAAATACCCACTGCGGTAAACGATTTACCCAAAATTGCAACGACTTAAACGGTGCAGTCTCATCATTCCCCGCCTCATTCTGCTGTTCCTGGCTAAACGCATCATGGTTAATAGCCCGCATACACATCAAGCGATACAGCGGTCTTACCGCCGCCCAGCTACATTCCGCGCCCGCATCCATTGTCTTTTTATTCTGTTGGTAGAATGCCAACGCCTCTGCTTCCGCCGAGGCCTTCTCATCATCCTCACCTGATCGTGTGTAGATCGTCTCCCACTTCTCCCAAAGGTGCATATTGTCTGGCCAGCGCATAATGCTTTTGAAGATGCGCCGCCGCCAACCAGGTGCGCGAGAGACACGGTTAATGGCCGCGTCGTAATGCAGCGATGTTCCCACCCAGAACACATCCATACCACCACCAGGCGGAGCCAAGCCCAAGACGGCAGATAAAACAAGTTTTTCAATCTTATCCCGCTGAGTTTTTTGACGTACTTGTTCATCATTTTCAAGGTCATCCAAAAAAATTAAATCAGGGCGATGCGGCCCATGCTTCATCCCACGAATCTTCTTACCCGTGCCACCAATCCGAATCTTGATATTGCTCGCTGTAATCGCCGTGGTCGCCTGCCATACCCGTCCTTGTCCACATGCTTCGGGGAAATCCATTGCCAAACGCGGATTCGTATCCAACTCCGCCTTAATCGACTCCAGCATCTCCGCCGCTTGCTCCTCGGTATTCATAATGATGCCGATCATCTTCTTGCGACCTGTGACGATGCACCACAAGCTGCCCAACTGCGTGCAATAGGTCGATTTAGCCTCACCACGCGGGGCTTCATACACCTCGCGCCCATCACCCGCCCCGTCAATAATTTCAGGGAAGCGGGTAAACACAAACTTTTGAAAGATGGAAAAATGCGGAGTCGGGACGTAATGCGGAAAATATGTCTGCGCAAAAAATTGGTAATCGTGGCTAGCCCGCTCACGGCGGGCTTGACTGGCAACAGGATCGGTGGGAAAAGACTCACATTCCAGCTCAATCTGGTTACGAATTTCCTCCCCCAGCCGCATCAGCTCCTGTTCAAATTCGCGCCAGGAGCGAATATCTTGCATCTCATCCATAGCGTTTACCCAAGATACCGCCCACCGCTTCAATGTGTGGTTGAAGAGCCTTTAAAGCCGCTGGGTCATTGGCTTTTAAATGCTCGGCTAAGGTGCGCAAGGTATCCATTGCCACCGACAACCCCGAAAATTTAGGATTCACCCGCGCAAAAGACTTACTGAACTTGGCATACGCATCCGCCAACTGCGCTAATAACTGCGCCTTGGCCACTGAGGGAATGTTAGATTCCTCAATCTCGCGTTGGGTAATAATGACGTTGCGGGTAAAACCCTCAACCACCTGCTGATTCAGCGCATCAATGCCAGATTCGCTAATTTGATAAGCCGCCCGCGCCGTATCCCAATCATCCCCCCGCGCTTGCGCCTTGCCCTTCCAGTCGCGTGCCGTGTCATAGCTCACCCCACAGCTCACTGCCGCGCCAGACAAAGGCAAGCCCTCGATATACAGTTTGCGCACCGAATCGCGCGTATCTTGAGGATGTGCCATTATCGAATATGCTTCAGCAACTCAATCAACCCAGCCGCCAGCATCCCGCCCGCGCCGCCGCCCATCGCACTCAAACGCGCCGTCTTATCAATCAGCCGCTTATCTTCCGCTTCCAAATTGTCCACACGCCGACCTAACAGGTCGATATGCTTATTAACAGCCACTTCCAGCCCGTCTACGCGCTGATTGATATTCCGCTCTAAACGGTCAACCCGTTCCACTTGCGAGCTTTCTAATCGGCGAATATCCGCCCGAATATCGCCAAGCTGCGCCGTAACCGCCTTGCTCATCTCCGTGATCACGCCCGTCAGCTCACCGATGCTGCGCGCCACTTGCAAGTTGTTTTGTTCTTCACTCATCACCTACCCCTTATTCAACGCCGCAGACTTAGCAATCCGCTCAAAGTCATCCCGACAATCCGCATCACAAAACAACCCAACCGCCACCACCTCATCACAATTCAGGCATTGCCCTGTTGCGCGCAAAGACGGTTTTTTAGCTTGCTCACTCAGCGCGCTGGCAAGGAAGAATTCCGCCTGCTCACACGCCTGGTCAATTACATCCGTCATTTGTTACCGCCGTCATCCGTTGGCATCAACACAAACCAATCAATCAACGCGTCGAGTCTGGCAGCGCAGGTTTCGTAAGCTCCGTTCGCGAAGGCGACCCACTGCCCGACATCGGCATCGGAGGCAAATGCTTCGGCATCCGCTGCAACAGGTGCGCTGGCGGCTTGGGTTGCAATACCACTGGCGGCGGTGGGCTGGTTGAGCACCCCGACAAGATTAGAATCAAGACAGCGACGACCACTAGCAAGACGAGAGACTTCACGCGACACCTCCAAGGTTTTATGGTTAAGGGCAGACTCGGTTTCAGCGAGTTTTTCGGATAACGTGTCACCACGTTGTTGGGCAAGCTCAAGGCTATGTCGGGCGGCTTTTTCAGCAGCCGCGACCGCCTTGGCTTGTGTTGATTCCATTGCTGAAATCTTTGTCTGGTAATGGTCAGCCGTCATCCACCACGAACCAAGCCCAACAAAAACCATGGCAACGACGCAAACAGCCAGTTTTATTTTGTCGATGAGATTCATGTCCGCCCCTCCGCAAAGCCAATCATCTTGCCCAATTCTGTAATCGCAGTATCCAATTCATATACATGCTCTTTTTGCTTTTGCAGTTGGTCGCGGGATGGATGCGCAACGGGCAGACGCGCCCGTCTAGCCCGCGCTTCCAGCGAGCCTTTTAAATTCCGACGTTCAGTGAGTAATAAGGGGGACACGGCGGCTCTCCAATGAATGAATGCCGCAAGATTACGCGTGCGCGTGAGGGTGAAACAGGCGGGAAACGTTTCCCGTGTAAAGAATAGCGAAGCGGAATGGTGTAATGCAGTCGTAGCCCACTGACGCGCAAGCCGAAGCACCACAAGCCGTGGTGCAACATGGATGCGATAACTGAGTCAGGGCAGGCTACATTGTGAAACGGTAGCAACACCCAATGCGATGACCTGAGTCACCAGATGACCTGAGTCACCAGATGACCTGAGCCACCAGATGACCTGAGCCACAAATTGGGTGTTCTATTTTTTAGGAGAAAGTGATGGAAGGGACTAAACATAACTGGGCTGAAACCCTATCAGCCCAACACGAACAAGCCTTTGATACCGCACATGACTATATTTTTCATGACTACCGCGAAGTGATCGAAGCCGCGCGGGAAAAGGCAGCGTTACTTGATGCCTCAATAAACCCACGGCAGCCACTTACCCCATACTCATTAGACAACCAATCTCGAATGGTAAAATTCACCGTTAAGCTCCTACTTGCCCTTGATGACATTCGTTTTCGGGTGACTTATTTCTGGCGTTGGTGGGGCTGGTTGGTCGTGCATTTTCTGGTTTCCGTTGCTATTGGTTTTTGCCTCGGTTATATACCCTGGTATTTGCGCCAATAAAAACCCCAGTACAACGCCCGCAAACCCCATCCAAGCAGCATACTTCGTTGCCTGCACTTGCTCGTGAGTCAGTCTTCGCTGCCATTCATGCTCGGCGAGTCTGTAATGTGGGCTTTCTTGCGAGTAATCAGATTGCCAGAGAGCCAAGTCAGTATCCGACATTTTTAACAGCTCTTTGCGATCAACACGCTTAAAGTCTTGTTGGACTTTAGAGTGGTTATAGCCTGCCAGTGATTTACGATAAAAATCATCATTATCCATACCGCCCCTCCTTATTTTCGTTAGGTCTATAAATCCCCCTCTCCCCACCCGTGGGCGAGGGGGTTTTTATGCGCGATTTTTTAGGGGGATGATTGTTGCGCGCCGTAAGGGAAAATCACCTTCTATCCTTTGGTGGGAGGTGATTCGTTATCTTCCCCATGCGATAACGCGACCCGACATCACGTTAAACCACAAAGAACCATATTGATAAACACTCGCCACACCATCGGCTCTATTGATTTGACCTGTCATTTTTATCGGCGCAACGCACTCTTTGACTCGTTCAACCGTCATTCCAATAGCAGGGTTCTTATAGTCATTCCCACAGCGTGACTTTACTTCAGCAATCTTTTCCTCTCGGATTTTTTGAACTTTCCTATCCTGTCTAGCCCACTCAGCTTCTTGTTTATCCTCTTCAGCTTTCTTTGCTGCCATATCTGCTAAATACTTTTCTCTGTATTTCTTATCAGCCTCTTTCTGTTCTGCTTCTTTTTGTTTTCGAGCCGTTTCATCGGCAATGTCACGTTTGAGCCGTTCTTCCGTACGTAGTGCATCTAGTTTTTTTTGCTCGGCTTCTTTCCGCGCTCTTTCTGCTAAGTAGTTTTCTCTCTGTTCTCTAGCAAGCTTCTTTTCATTTTCATCTCTCTTTCTTATTCGCTCCATACTGATACATTCTCTATCTAGAAAAAAACAATCACTTTTTTCAGCGTCATCTTGAGCAACGGCGGATGTGCTTATTGCCAAAGTTATAATTATTAAGAAATAGACTGGATTCATTTTTCTGCCGTTTCCTTTTCAGTCGATACGCTTAACTCCATCACCCCCGCCCACAGCAAGGCAATCTGCCGTAATTGGTGTTGCTGCTGGGCATTCATCATTTTGTAGCACTGAAGCAAGCTTGCTTCATCACTCCCCGCCGTTTCCATTTTGCTGCTACTACCCGTAACGATCCAGTCAGGGTCTAGCCCTAGTTCTGGGCGTTGCGCGGCTAGGGCAAATACTTCTTTTATTGGGAAGTTTCCGCGCTTCTTTCTCATGTTTAGTGCCGATGCTGACAGTCCTAGTCGATCGGCAACCTCTTTGTCGTCCGTTACTTTTAGTTGCTGTTTTAGACGCAGCGTTGCTTCTTCAAAAAAATCCATAAAAAGTCCTTGACCCGTGAACCAAACGATGATTAAATCATCTAAAGTTGATTAAATCATCTTATAACCACAAAACGAAAGGATAACACCATGAACATGACAGCAGAACAAGTAAAAGCCAAATTCAAACGCGAGGGTATCACCGTGACCAAGTGGGCTGCAAACAACGGCTACACCAGACATTACGTCTATCTCGTCCTCAACGGCCAAGTGAAAGCCCTGTATGGCAGGGGGCACGAAATCGCCGTCAAGCTCGGTATGAAGTCGAACTGATTCTAAACGAAATAAGGAGATTTAACCATGAAAACAGCACTACAAGCTTTTGCCTTTGACAGCCACGCCGTCCGCGTGGTGATGAAAGAAGATTCCCCCTGGTTCGTCGCCAAGGATGTTTGCGAATGCCTTGGTATCACAAATTATCGTGATGCTTTAACGAGACTCGATGATGACGAAAGGGGGTCGGAAAAAGTGGACACCCTTGGCGGTCAGCAAGAAATGGCCGTCATCAACGAGTCAGGTCTCTACACGTTAATCCTGCGTTCCAAAGGTGCGACCACGCCTGGCACCCCCGCCCACACTTTCCGCAAGTGGGTCACCAGCGAAGTCCTCCCCAGCATCCGTAAAACGGGCAGCTACAGCGCGCCCAATGCCGCACCGATGGATGAGCTGACGCAAGTGCTGCCGCGGGTTGACCGCCTCATCGGCGTGGTCGAAAAATTGATTGAAGCCTTGCCTGCCATTCTCAACGCACAGAAGCCCAAGGTGCGTCGCCCACCCATCTATGAGGATGACCTACCCACCATTTTTGAACTGCGTAAACAAGGTGAAACCTTGCAGGACATCGCGCGTGCCACAGGCTTCGGGCAAACCTCGCTGTATTACGTGTTGGAAGGAAAATTCACCATTAGCGAAAGCGGACGGGTGAAGCGGGTTGTCGATGCCAATGACCAAGTGTCTGCAATTGTCGCGGCGGGGGCAGCATGTTTACGCAACGTTTAACCGTGCTGCAACAAGCCCTGTTGCATGACCTAGGTGGTGATACTGCTAAATTTAAAAGCCGTTGCAATACCTCACATCAGATTCAAGTCTTGTGGGTATTCGTTCAACGCCACCCACGCCCATTGTCATTGTTACCGCTCATTGAATCAGGGCTGCCCTCACAAGGCATTAATAAGTATGAGATGAATTTCGCGCTGCTGTTTCTTCAGCACATGCGCCTTATCCGAGTCCATCGCGGCATCTTTGCCGCTTTGACCAAAAGCGGAGAAGCCCTCATTCCCGACTTGATCGCTCACTTTCAACCAAGTGTGCATTAGGAGATTGCCATGACCACGAACAAAACCACAACGGCTGACAAAGTACAAACCGCTAAACAGATGGCTGCCGCGCAACATGCTCGCGTAGCAGATGAAACCGTCAATGCTTCTATTCGTAATCGCTTGGCTCGGTTGTGTCTTGAGGGTGCAGAGCTTGAATCCGTTTTTAATCTCGTGCTGGGAATTATGACCAATGGAACAGGCAACGCCTTTGAAAAGTACGCCTACCACATGGGGTACTACACGTCTTCGTGACGTTGCCGTGGTTGGCAGTATCACAGGCGGCTGGTTTGTCAGCCGTCCCAAACACATTCCGCAAGTAAACCGCATCGTCAGGAGATAGCCATGAAAGATAAATCAATCATTGAACAGAGGTTCAAATTCGCAAGCTCACAACCGATCCGCAAGATGCCCGCTAGAGCCACACCAAAAGCTCTAATCATTGATAACGGAGCTGCCTATAAGGTCTGTTCGTTTGGCTATGACCAATCGAGTGAATTAAGTGTGGGTAAAGTTGTGAGAGCCATTGGACACCCAGTTAAAAAGGAAAGTAAAAATGTCTGACCATGAAATCGATCTCGGTATCACCGACCCCCTGTCCACAGACGAACATGTCTTTGATGTTCCCGACTTCCCCGTGGCAACCCAACCCGCACCGCGTGAGGTAATAACTAACTTCACAGGCGCAGGCATCCCCACCGAAAGATCGCACGCCAGCGGCATTGCCTTGCAATTCGGTGTGACCACGGACGATATGACAGAACTCGCCCGCATCGGCTGCGAAGCCATGAACCTTGCCATGTATCAAGTGGCACGGGCGGGGTTTGCGTTTATGCGAGCAAAAGAGCTGTTATCAATGGGGCATGGTGGCGACCGCCGATCAAGTTCCGAACGTTCGGAACTTGAAAATGAACCTAGTTTTACTGGTTGGCTTGCACAAAATGGTTTTGAGATGCAACGCGCTTATGAAGCCATGCGCATCGCCAAGTTCGTCACCAAGATGCCACCCGCCCAACTCAACAGCGTGTTAGCGCTTGGTAAAAGCAAAGTCATGTTGTTAGCCAGTCTGTCGCAAAACGTCATCGACAAAGCCGTCGGTGAAAACAGCGAGCTATTTGAAAAAGCCGACATGATGACCGTGGCAGAGCTTAAAGCCGAAATCAAAGCCATGCAAAACCGTGCGCGTAATCTGGAATCCGAACTAGAACGCGAATCCCTGCGCGCCAAACGCCTAGCCGAAACAAAACGCCGCACCACCACCTACCTACTGCGCACCGAACAAATCCGCGAAGAATGTATGGCGTTTCAATACGGCTGTGAACTCAATGTAAATAGCCTTCGTAGCCTGTTTGACGAGGTCAACACCGACGACCGCAGCTTGCCTGAGTGGCGGGTGCAGATGGAACAAGTATGGGTGACGGCGCACGTCATGGCAGCACAAGCCTTGGACGCACTGGAATATGTCAAAGCGCACATTCAAGTGGGCGATATGCCAGAACGCATCATGGGGCAACACGTCTTGTCCGTCGAGGAAGCCGAACGCTGGTATCTCGAATCGCCCATGATTAAAAACGAGTTTGAAGCCCGTAAAGCTATGCGCGCCGAACACCGAGACATGGCAAAACCCAAAGGCCCTGGTCGTCCTGCGGTCAGCAAAAAGGCTGGCGAGTAATCTGCCATGAACACCATGCCAAAACCCACTCTACCCCCTGATCGTCAGCCGTCAAGAAAATTTGACGTGATGACCACAGGCAAGGTGCTGATGCTCAAACAGCGCGACCCGTGGAAAGAATCCACCGAGCGCGCCCGTCAAGTGGCGATTCTGCGCGAGACCGTGGTGTTGTACATCCGCCAACAAACCGAACAAGGCGTATCGCAAAACAACGCGGTCAACCTGATGTTAGAACGGGCAGAAAGCGGCGTGTTGTCTGCCCACTACTTCGCCGCCCTTAAAGGCGCAGCCAAAGCAGGGCGCACCATGCCATCCCGCTCGGCAATCTGCGGGTGGTGTGCGGCATACAAAGAAGGCGGCGTGGTGGATTTGTTGCCAGACCATAAGGGGCGGGTGGTGGAGTCGGTCGGTTGGGAAGGATTGGCATTGGAGCTTTACAGCCAACCAAGCAAACCAGATATGTCAGCGGTACATCGTCAGATTGTCGAAGTGTTCAAAATTAGTTGTACCTACGACCAAGTGCGCGCCTATTTGAACGGCATCCCAGCCAACTTCGGCAAGATGTCCCCAGCGCGTATCGGTCGCAAACTCTACAAACTGACCGAACGTAAATGGGTAGAACGTTGCACCACGAACTTACTGCCTGGTGATGTGTACATGGCGGACGGATACCGTGCCGACGTGTATTTAGCCCACCCCATGACAGGTGACATCTGGCGACCTGAAATCGTCCACATCATCGACTTGCGCAGTCGCTTGATGGTTGGGTATCGCGTCATTGCCCACGAAGGTGCGTATGACGTGATGATCTCATGGGCAGAAACCTTTGCCCGCTGGAATCACGTACCACCCATGTTGTATGTCGATAACGGCTCCGGATACAAAAACATGCTGACGCAAGATGAATCCAGCAGCTATTACACCCGTGCGGGCGTGCAATACGTCATCCACTCTATCCCGCATAACCCACATGGTAAGGGGCATATCGAACGTTATCACCGCATCGTAAAGGATGACTTTTTGAAAATGTGGCAGCCGCAATTTTATTGTGGCGAAGACGCAGCCCCTGACAGCCTGAGCAAAGTGGTCACGGAATGCAAAGCTAAACGCATGACCCCGCCATCATTGGCTTCTTTTATCGAAGCCTACAACGACTGGATCGTGCGCTACAACAACCGTCCTCACCCAGAAGACAAATACCACACGCACCTGCAAATCTGGCAAGAACTCTCGCCTATCCCGCCACACGCTTCGGCACGGGAGATTGCTAGACCTGCGGTTAAGCGCATCGTCCGCCGCGCCAAGGTCGAAATGCTCGGTCGTCACTACCTTAATGCTGATCTGCACGAATGGAATCACAAAGAGGTACTGGTTGAGTATGACCTGATGAACGATCAATCAACCACGATACGCACGCTAAAAGGCGAGTGGATTTGCGACGCGGTACTGGTTACCAAGCGTGACATGTTGCCCACATCGTTCCTGGACGAAAAACGCGCCAAAGCCCTGACCGATGCAACCAAACGCCTGCAAAAGAAGATGGACGAAGCCACCAAACGCGCAGGGCAATTGATCGACGTAGAAGCCGTCGCGCACGGCGAATTCCCCTCGCTAGAAGGAGAATGCAAACGAATTGAACACGATAAAGATGAGATTGTTTTAAACCTGACTGACTTTAACTAACAACACGAGGAGACCACTATGAACGACACCACAAAACCCAAATGGGCAAGCCACTACACCGCAGAAGACATCACCCGCATCGAACGCGTTGCGGCTTGGTTGGAAGCAAAGAGTTATTCCCAAGCCGCCCTGGCACGCTTGGCACGTATCTCGCCCAGCACGCTTAATCAAATGCTCAAAGGCGGCTATGCCACTAGCCCCACCAAGCTGTTAGCCAATGTCGAAGGCGCAATCATCCATTCCGAAGAAACCACCTCCAACGCCGTCGCCGTGGTCGAGACCAGCGTCTATCTGCTCGCCGTCGCCTGCTGCCGCCGCGCCCGTGCCTCGCGAAACTTTGCGGTGTTCTCTGGCTTTGTAGGTGTAGGTAAAACCTTCGCCCTTAAACACTACGCCACCAGCACACCAAACACCCTGCAATTCTTTGCTGTGCTGCACGGCGAGCCGCCCCTTTTTGCACCTCGGCGACTTCGCTGGGGGATAACAGCCCAACCCGAAACATGCTACGGACAGATCGGGCGACGCGACCTAGTGCGTAGCCTAACGCGTCGGCAATGCTTTTGTAGCTTTCGCCCAGTAACACACGGCGACGAATTTCAACCCAATGCGGGCGACGGGTGAACCAGTAGTTTTCGTGCTGAATATTGGGTTGAATAAATTTACCCAGCATGATCGAATCATAAGTGCGAATCACCTTCAGATGGAATTCTGGGCTGATCCACATGGCGTAGGCGTAAACAAGTTCCTTTACAATAAAAGTACCAACTTTTTGAGTCGCAGATAAAGGCGGAATTCCGCCTTTTAGAATCTGAATATTCTCCCCAGCGAGAGCAGTCAATAAATCTTTTGTTTGTTGATTTTCCAGCCAGTATTTAGGTCGATGCTTTTGATGTCCACCAGATGCTTGGTGCAAATCATTCAAACAATACCGCCCGTCAGCGTCCTGCCGTATGGTTATATCGGCGATGGTCATAAAATTCTTCATGGTTATTCCTTTCAAAAAAAGACTCCCCAAAGGCGGGGAGTCATGTGGTTAATTGATTACGGGGCGAGACATACGGCTTTCATAACCGAGCACAATGTTATCCAATTCGGTGGATAAACCCCACAGCATTTCGTGCAGGGATTTGACGGTGCATTCTGGCGTGCCGTTTTTGTTCTTGACCGATGCCATGCCGAACACGTCGCATAAGACGGTTAAGGTACTGCGGACATAGTCGAGTTTTAAGGCTTCGTCTTCGGACAGGCTATAGGGAAAGTCGCAATTGAAAGCAGGTGTAGATTGAGACATGGTAAGACTCCTTTTTTTAACATTAAGGAACCGCCGACCACTGCTAAATGGGGAGGCGGAACTGTGCGGGTTAGCAGACTGGAGAAAAGGAAACCAGCAGGGCGCGAGCCCTCCCGCACAGCCCGCCAAAACTGGACGTGCTGCACTGCTTTTTACGGACGTAAAAAAACCGCTGATGGCGGTGTCCGCCTTTTCGATCCGAGCTGCTAAACCCGATCCCTGATGTGCAGGGACGGGCAGATTATACGCTCGGATTTTCAAGGAAGTAAACATGATTAAGAAAATAAATCACCGTTCCTATCCTCAGCATCACGGCGGATATTGACGATTTGACGGCTGGACAGGTGGTATTCCCGCGCTTGGGCGGTGATGCTGTGGCGGTGTTTGGACTTGCGAATATGCTCGTTGCGGACGCGGTGAAAGAGCTTGTCCATCTTGGGCAGGGTAATGCGCCCTTTGTCATCGACGTAGTCGTGCAGGACAACCAATAGGCGTTGGTGTTCGTCGGGTGATAGCCCGTTATTGTCGCGATAGGTTTTTGCTAGGTAAAAATGCACCCCGCCGTTTTGCTCTAACCAACGCTGTGCGCGCCCGAAGCCTAGCGCACGCACCACCTCGCGCAGGATACCGCGAGGCATGGCTTTGATAAAGTCATCGTCCAACGCTGGCCATTCGCCCGTGTAGGTGGGCGGGAGGTTGGGTTGGTAGGATGATTGACGTGGGATGCCCATGATGTTACGCCCGCCCTGACCAGCTTTTGAGGGCTTCGATGATGGCTTGACGGGCTTTGGTATCTAGCACGTCAAGGTTGACTGGCACGTTGCCGCTGTTGAACTTTTTGCAAAATTCTAGCAAGGCGGGGCGGGTGGGGTTTTTGACCTTACCCGCCGTGCCTAACTTGCCCCAGAGCTTGACGATCAGGGAGATATTGGCAGGCACGGACTTAGCGGCAGGCGCGCCTTTGGTTTGATACTGTTTGGTGCGCGCCCAGCCACGACGTTCGTAGTCATCCAACACCGCGCCCAGTTGGGCAAGGTTTAAGGTTGAGGCGGACACCCGACCGTCGATATTCTTTGCACCATGACGTTGCAGCAAGTCGCGGTGGCATTCGTCCGACCAACCTGTCAGGCTCTTAGCAGCCCAACCTTTGGCGATGCCGACCAACTGGCGATAGTGTTTGATGAGGTCGCTCATGGTTAGATTGCCGCGAAGTCCAGATTGATGGATTGGTATTTGTCGCTGTCACCCACGCGTTCGTAAAATCGGATGTAGTGATTGCTACCAACAATTTGTACCGATGCACTAACCGCTACCATCGCCAGTTCCCACTTTTTATTTTTGATGTTCAAACGGCGCAATGCCAATACCCGACCGACGCTAACATTCCCTTCCTTGTCCACGTCAAACGCGCCTTGAATCAGCGTTTTGACTTCAGGCGAGCTGTCCTTCGACAATTCCATAATGCACTCGTCAATGAGGGTTTTGGCAGACTGCAAGCGTTCGTCAAAAGCGATTCGTTCCGATACCGCAATTTGAATTTTCATGGACGCGTCGAAGTTGTATAGGGTGACATTACCTTTGCGCTTGCCCACTTTGGTTTTTGATGTTTTGGCAGATGCTGCCAAGAAAATATCAAGGTCAGACTGCACATTGCGTTTGAACTTGGTCATCAGTCCGCTGGCTTTTTTGGCTTTGCCAACTAACCCAGTGACGAGCTTATCGCGAGCCAAGTCTATTGCTGGGATAGACGCTTCATGGACAAGATGCCCAATGCTGTTTTTGCGGTATCCTTTTGGGATAGGTGTTGTATCTTTCATGGTGGACTCCTTCGTGGTTTTAATAGGGTTTGATACGTCTTTTAAGTGGGTTTAATCTCTCGTCTGTAGTCCCCTTTTAATCTCTATAAATCTGGCTTTAACATCCTCGGACATCGGCTTAGGTGGCTCTCGTGGCGGTAGCTTTGCGGGTTGGTGGGCGGCGATTGTGCCGACTGTAGTTACCCCACTGCGCTTGGCTTCGGTCTGTGCTTCCGCTTTTGCGGCATCCTTGCGGCTATAACCACAAATCACCTCAATCAAATAGCCGTGGCTTTTTAGCGGCAAAGTGAGCGTGGGGCGGCGCACGGTCAGCATTTCTTCAAACGCCATTGCCCAATAATCCTGAGGAGCGGGGTACGGAATCCCGCCACGCGTTACCCGCGCCTCATCAATCATCGGTTGCAGCTCACGCAGCAGACTCGCTACTCGGCTAAACGCCAGTGCCGTTTTGGCTGGGCGAAACAAAGCGATGTATTCAACAATCAGCCGCGAAAAACGATTCGGCACTTCCAATGAGGCTAAAATCGCCTCACGGGCTTCATCTTCGACCATCGCGGCAACCAGCAAAACATCTAAGCTAAACGACGCACGGCAGCATGGGCAGCGGAGCTTCATCCCAACCTCACGCAGCGGGTGGTGTAGTCGTTGATGTGCTCAATCACATAGCCCGTGCGTTTCGGTGGACGCTTAGGTGCGTTTTTACGGGTTTTTGTTAGACCGTAATCGCACTTGTAACTTTTGACTGTCGTTTCTGATACCCCGAAGTGCTTGGATAACTGCGCATTGGTCATGGTCTTAGCCAGTTCTTTAAACGATAAAATTACCGCATCAGTCCATTTCTTCTCGGTACTCATATCAACTCCCCTCACCTGTCATTCGGCAGTTATATTCAGCAAGGACTTTCTCAAACTCCGTAAGCTGTACCGCCAGATGCTTGTCCAGTTCGGCACGATCCCCAGATTTATAGACTTTAATGATAGAGACCATCACCTTGACGTTATGCCCCAGCAAACTTAACCGTACCGCTGCCAGCTCTTGATATTCGCTTAAGTCCATGGCTAACCCCATCAAGTCACTATTCGCTTGATGCAACGCGGCACGGAGTTCCTGCACACTGTGCAATTTGTCAGGGTTGGTCATCGTTGGACAGACTGTTACAATCGTATTCATAGCCGACCTCCTAAGCTCACAGTCACCCCACGGCACTGCGCGTTTTTGATTTTCAGGTCGGCGTTTTCTTGCTCCAGGGCATCGACATAATCCATGCGACCGACTATGCCAAGCAACGAAAATACTGCCGCCGCACCTAACCAAGCTTTCAGTTTCGGACTCATTGCAATGTCTCCTCGTGGCTTTTTTTGTCAAAAATATCGACCAAAACGTCAGTGATAAAACTGGCATTGCGCGTTTTGAAAGCAGCATCAACCCTCTCAACAATCTCAATTACTGCGGTTGATTTAGCTTTAAGGCTCGCCATGCTCTCAATGATATTTTTTGTGAAAGCAATCAATTGTTTCCGAGATAGTCTTGCCAACTGTTCATCAATATTGTCTTGGGTGATAATCATTTCACCCTGAACGCCATCGTCATCTACGCGGCGATTCCACATTGCCGCCGCCTGACTTTCAGTACTGTGCATAGATGTGATTGCGTGACATTCGCACCGAACCCAGTATTCATGCACTGCGTGCATCATGTTTGGTTGCGCCCCGCAAAACGGGCAGGGCTTTAAATCAATCTCGCTCATCTCACACCCCCACAATCGGTTTCAGGTTCAAGGCTTGTTTGGCGATGGCATCAATAAACTTGATGTCTAGCTCGCGTCCTTTGCGATAGTCTTTGATGGCGGGCAACAATCCCTCCACCAACATCCGTGCGCTGCCTTTGCTGTATTGGTAAAGGCGTTTTAGGACTTCATCGCTCACTTCTTCTTTACCGAATGCAGACTGGGTTAAGGCGGCGGCATCGTCTTCGGTGATTTGTTGTACGGTTTCAGGCCAGAAGCCTGTGCGGCTGCGGATTTGGTCAAACTGGCCATGCTGCGGCTTGATTAACCCTGACAGATGCTCGGTGCCTGCTAAGACGATGCCGATGTTGGACAGATCACGAATACGGCGCAGGGTGTGGAGCTGGTTGGGGGTGAGGGTTTCGGCTTCGTCGATAATCAGCAGGCTGTCGGTATTGCGCAGGGCATCGACCACGGCACTGAATTTGGTGTCGATGCTGCCTTTGCCGTCAAACCCTGCCACGACCCGTGCTAACAACTTAATCAGGCTTTGTGGGGTCATGGTGGGCGTGGCTTCGATGACGTAGGTGTTTGGTGTGCTGGTGGCGTAGTGTTTAAGGGCGAAGGTTTTACCTACACCTACAAAGCCAGAGAACACCGCAAAGTTTCGCGAGGCACGGGCGCGGCGGCAGCAGGCGACGGCGAGCAGATAGACGCTGGTCTCGACCACGGCGACGGCGTTGGAGGTGGTTTCTTCGGAATGGATGATTGCGCCTTCGACATTGGCTAACAGCTTGGTGGGGCTAGTGGCATAGCCGCCTTTGAGCATTTGATTAAGCGTGCTGGGCGAGATACGTGCCAAGCGTGCCAGGGCGGCTTGGGAATAACTCTTTGCTTCCAACCAAGCCGCAACGCGTTCGATGCGGGTGATGTCTTCTGCGGTGTAGTGGCTTGCCCATTTGGGTTTTGTGGTGTCGTTCATAGTGGTCTCCTCGTGTTGTTAGTTAAAGTCAGTCAGGTTTAAAACAATCTCATCTTTATCGTGTTCAATTCGTTTGCATTCTCCTTCTAGCGAGGGGAATTCGCCGTGCGCGACGGCTTCTACGTCGATCAATTGCCCTGCGCGTTTGGTGGCTTCGTCCATCTTCTTTTGCAGGCGTTTGGTTGCATCGGTCAGGGCTTTGGCGCGTTTTTCGTCCAGGAACGATGTGGGCAACATGTCACGCTTGGTAACCAGTACCGCGTCGCAAATCCACTCGCCTTTTAGCGTGCGTATCGTGGTTGATTGATCGTTCATCAGGTCATACTCAACCAGTACCTCTTTGTGATTCCATTCGTGCAGATCAGCATTAAGGTAGTGACGACCGAGCATTTCGACCTTGGCGCGGCGGACGATGCGCTTAACCGCAGGTCTAGCAATCTCCCGTGCCGAAGCGTGTGGCGGGATAGGCGAGAGTTCTTGCCAGATTTGCAGGTGCGTGTGGTATTTGTCTTCTGGGTGAGGACGGTTGTTGTAGCGCACGATCCAGTCGTTGTAGGCTTCGATAAAAGAAGCC